AGGGACGGCGACAATCGCTTAATTGTCTAAAACCCACCCGAACGCGTGTGGGACCGTTTCAAAGAAAAGAAAATTTAAATTTAAACACTGGTGCTACCAGGGTTATGACCAATGGTGATTTGTGCAGTTGTGGCCTGGGGCCTTCCAGATTTTGCTGTTGGGGGCGCTGGTTTCCCGAATGGAGTTCCATTCTTGAATGTAGCCAATGAATGACTCAGAGAGTCTAAATGTCTAGTCTGGCGTATGCTGTCCATAGTGCCAGCATGCATGATGGGTCGATCCAAATTCCCCCAGATCACACGCTCACCTGAACCAGCAATACGCCGTGCACTCACTTCATCAAAACCTGCATCAAGTGCCGATTGCACCCGGGCGGCTGGACCATTGATGGAGAGGTCTCGAGTTAACTCCATCTGGGACTTCTGCAGTGCCTCTTGTTTGTTCATCCATGTCTCCATTAGTTCATTCTGTTTTTCCAACTGGGCGGCCTGGCGCTGCTGGTACACTATGTTGGAGACAGTGCCAGCGACATCAGCCAAAGACCCGAAAGTCTGCAGGGCGCCTACCAACCAACTCATTGGAACACCCGTCTGGCCCTTCCCATGTTCCCACTGGGCCCAGATAAAGCTGCGGACAAAGGGAGAATTCCAACGTATTGGAATCGGGTTTCTGGTTCAAGCGGCACATTAATGCCAATGGAGCCACCTGTTACCATATAGCCATCAGGTCTAATGCCAATTTGGAAAGATGCAGAGTTGGTTTCCACATTGAACACTGCCATAGAGTTTTCAGGTATGTTAACTATGTCGTTCTGAAAGTACTCAGCCGTCCTCTCCAATTGTGACGAGTACAGTATTGCTTGGTGTCCATCATAGCTGAGCATGCGCTCCTGCCACAACACAAGAGTGTTTGCACCGGTTGATGTGAAGGTATAGTTAGTGCCAGACATTGGTGTGACCTGACCTCTAATTTGATTGGTGCCTGTATACATCTCCCATGACATTTGAACCACCACGTTCTTGTCATTGGCAAAGCCACTGGTGTCAAAGTCATTATTGGATATGCGCACCAATGCCAGGGATGCGGGGTTGATACTGTTGGTAAGAGCAACCCCCGTGCCTGACGTAAGTGGGTCATAAGTGGCAAACATGACTGAGGGTGTATCATTCTCGTACACATCACCATTATTTTGAAAGCTTATGGCAGGTCCACATACCCCAGTAGACGGCCGGCCACCAAGGGAGGTGTCCATGGCCCCCACGATTGTTGATGCACATGAGTCGGGGAAATGGTTGGGTATTCCAGGAAACAATGGACCCTTGTTTTGAGCACCAATGGAAAGCCAAGCATGACGTGACGTTGAATGTGCCTGGTTTGTCACAATTTCTGCTGCCATTGGGTTGACGGGTGCCGTGGACCAACCAAAAGTGACTGAATTGGAGTTGAAGTGTCTATTAACCTGTTTGTGCTCAGCCACCAAGACCATGCCAACCACCAAACCACCAACACGGTTACCACGCGAGTAACCTAGGCGCCTGGGCAGCAGACCTTCTGGTGAAACCCCATTCTCCATCTGTTGACCTGGTGGCCTTAGTAGGCAGAAATCAAAATCACCGCCTGGTTTAGTCTCTACTGACACCCAACATGTTGAAACGGCGGTGGTGGAAAACGGGTTGAGCAATGGTTGGTAAACCCAAAATCCTAATGAGCAAGTGGGCTCAGCACCGTCCATCCTATGGTAGTCCACTGCTCTAACATCAGGGATCATGAAAGAAACTGGCTCAGTGATGCGAGCATCAACGAAAGCGTGAGGCAACACGCCTGGGTCCCTGATGGACGAGGGATCAACCCCTGGTGGTATGACAGAAGCAATGATACGCCCAGCGAACACGCCAGAACCAGAGATCGATAGCCGGACCTCAAAACTACCGCCCCACCCGGCCCACATCCCAGAGAGGTGAGCAGTGTACGGGTTAATGTTGGGATGAAGCGATATAGATCCAAGAAAAGTTCCCGTGGGCATCCTGTCGTTCCAAGCAAAAGTACGAAAGACTGCAAAGCAGTTGCGTATTGCCTCAGGGACATTGGATTGGATTGCACCAGTGGCAACAGCCAACTCCAGGCGCTGTGCGGCCCCATTGGGTTGCTCCGGATTAGCAACAACAACGTGGGATGTGGTCGGACCTGTTGTGCCAGGCGGGTCAACGACCATCGGGTTGTTGCTCTGCTTTGGCTCTGGGTTGGAGCCATTGCCCTCCATCTCAAACACTATTTTGTGGGTTCCTTCAGTGTGACCCACTGGGTCAGGTACTGTACCACCTATGAACCAAGCATTGTAGGTGGCGAGAGCCTGGTCGTAATTGGTGTTAACAAGCACCAGTCCCTCTCCTTGGGCAGTCTTTATGGCAATTTGGCGTACGGTGTCAAACACAACGGGCCCGTGTTGTGAAGCATAGGCCAGCGCGTTCTCCAGCTGTGCACTGCGTGCCTGTCGATCGAAAGCAGGTGGGCTGGAAGGGTCTGATGTCCTATTAGCTTTCAGCCAATAAAACTGTCTAGTTATCGAAGTGATGTCTAGCAGTGCACGAACTCCATGTGGGGTTTGCGTGAATGTCCTCTTCAAAAACACTGGTGTGTTGGTAGGTTTGATTGCATCACTCTTGTCTGCTGCAGTGGGCTTGAGTCCATACGATGTCAGGTTCGCAAGCACAGCGTGGAAGATTGAAGCAGTGGCAGGGCACACACTATACATGCAATCATCACCGTACGTGTGGACAGTTTCCACTTGGAAGACATTTCCAGTGTACGGAACATTGTGACTTTCATATGCCTGTAGAATGGCTGCCGCCACATATATCATATGGTTAATGGAATTGACAACAGATGTAAATGGCATCCCAGATGGTAGGCCGCCGCGTGTAACAAACTTGATGTCATTGACATAACCCTCTGCTGGGGAGGAAAGAGCCTCAATGGCACAAGACACAATTGGGTGGGGTTCAGCAAATCTCTCCAATATTGCTAGTGATGCTGCTGTTACTGCGGGATTTTGTGTGGAATCCCATTTAGAATAATCCAAGCAGTAAAGGACACCTCCCTTCAAGGAGTCATTCATCACTTGCATCTGAACAGAGTCCATGTTGATGCCGACAGCAACCGGTGTCATTGGCGTCACCACCTGTAGCCTGGTAGCCACGGCCTTAAAAGCCGCGGTGGCTATGAGTGTGGTGGCAGCATCACAGCCCCACAACAACCTGCGTTTGCCAGCCTTATTCTTCTCAATTGGCCTAAGCTCATCTTTAAGTGCCAATTTATAGGCATTCCTTGGTGCTATCCCTTTGTTAGCCTTGTCCCATGCCTGTTCAAGGTGGTTTGCCAGCACACCAGTGTACTGCTGTTGCTCTTCATCCCAGTAGTCGCCCTTGAGACCCTGTACGAACGGACCACATGAAGTGGTCCGTTCAAGCAGCTCACATGCTTGATGGTATGTTAGCACAGGAGACCGGTGTGTGCCAATGATTGTTTCTATGTATGATCGCACATGTGTAACCGCGCGGGACAAGAGCTGTGGTGGTACCCCAGCGGTGGGTTCCGTATAGGGCTTCAATCCGTTTACTAACATTTCTGTCTGTGAAAATGTGTACCTCTTGTCTCCTGCACCAAAAGGTGCTGGTGCGTGTGTCTCACCAGGCTGTTCTTCGGGCCACGCAGGGGATCTGTGGTATCGGGTCCCAGTGGGCATACCCCCAACGTCAAGTCCAGACTTCACCACGGGCAAACCCTTCCATTGAAATTCATCTTGGGTAGTGACCTCCTTGACAACACGTTGAGCCACTTTTGTTTCACCTTGTGTATCCGTGCCGGCGTGCAACGCCACTAACTGGCGGTTGGAATTGAAATAGGGCAGCCCGCAGTCACCTTTCTTGGTTGGGTAACCATTCATTATTCTGACATGGAACCCATTCACAGTGATGTTTGGAGTTTCAAATGTCCCCTCTGATATTGTGAAGACTGGGTGCAACCGTGTGGTGAAGTAAACCGGGGAGCCACTGCCTATTTGCATGTGTGGTAATTGTGAGAATGGCCCTTGTACCCACGTTGTTTCTCCGACAGTGCGTGTTATTTTGAAAGCACTACCGTTAACCTCGTCGGACGTTGATGCCACATGGGTGACAGTTATCACATTGCCATTGCCAATGTGTACCCCGTATCCAATGTGGTCACCACCCTGCGTGAACTCCACAATTGCTGTCGGGGCCTCTTCCTCATAGTGTTGTTGGGGGCGAGTTGGGGCTCTGCGTGGTGCCGTGCGTATGATTTCATCTCGCACACCACCACGACCAATAATAGTGGCATGTGTGTACGCACCCCCTGCCATTCGCATGGCGCGGATCTCAAGCCATGCTCTATACCTGGCCTCGTCCTCATCGTCCACCCCAAGCGCAGACCTCTCCCTGAGCATTAAGAAGTCATTAACACTCATGTCACGCCTCCAATCTCGCATCAGATCACGCCATTCGTCATACTCATCGTCTGAGAGGCTCACTCCGGCCCTGTGGCCATGGCGCATGCCACGTCCATGCTTGGTCTTACCCTTGGCTTCCTCAGTCCTTGAGCCTCTGGTCATGAGGTAGGCAATGTTGGCTGCAGATAGAATCACAGGACCGAAATGAAGGACAAACTCGGCAACCACCTCACATAACAGTGCTATGGTTTCGCCCCAAGTCATACATCGAGGTGTGTTGGAATGGATGGTGGTAGGTGGTGTACCAACATACGGCACTCGTGCTGGGGTGGCAAAGCACACATATGAGCCAAAGGTATAGAAGACCACATCCGCATCTGGCGTGCGGAAGATAGTGCATTCTGGGTTGCTTGGGAATGTGACATCTGCCATATGGTGTGCCACAAAATCAACTATGCCCTGTGATGTGCGCCAACCTTGGAATGCCTTCCACATGCCTGGAATAGATGTGAAACCGAGATGGTGGCGCAAACCCCTCAAAAAGTCCCAATGGGATGTTACTGGGATCACTCTATTGATGTATGGAAGATTCTGAGTGTTTATGCTTCGATCTTGGATGTGGATCAGAGGGCTCCACACTCTATACATATACTCCCTTTGGGCCGCGGCAGACAGTCGTGTGGTGGTGGTAAACATGGACAGTAATGAGTTAGCGATGGACGCATCACCAACCTCTATGCCAGTGATGACTATATGCTTGCCAACAAACTCAGGTGGTGGCGCGGTGCCACACACGAAGATTTTTGTCAACGCAGTCTCGGCGATGTCACGGGTGGCGGGATTAGGTATCACGTCGCACACTGCACGGTTGGCGTACATGAATGCTTTGACCATGTTTGTGGACTGTTCCACAAGTGTTTTGGGGACTTGTAACCACAAGTTCTGCAGGGGCCCAGCCTGTTCTTTGAACCTTCTTTCCATGAGGGTTATCAGTCCTGCTATACTTATTTGGGTGGGGGCAACTCTGGGGCCTTCAAGTGTATCCCCGTCTGGATTGTAACCCAAATATGGTCTCAGCATCAATTTGAGGTGAGAAAAATCATCTTGGTATAAGTCCGGAGTGGGACGCTTGCCAGGATTCCTCTTTTTCCATTCCTCCAAATCTGGCGCGCTGACATCAACTGTTAGGACCCTGCGATAAAAGGCCGCAGCCCTTGGGTTGTCTGGGATAACTGACGTGGGATAGTTGGATGTGCAAATGACATAGTCGGACGTGAACACACGCCCTTTATTTTCAACCCTATCACAATTTAATGGGAAGGGTGCCGTGTTTGCGATCCCAATCATTGTCTCCACAAACGCACCCTTGGAATCGACATCAAACTCATCCCATATACAAACAGTGTTCCCTGTGTAGCCGTCATGGTGGTCCACAGCTACTGAGAAATTGGACGTTTTCCCAAAGCGCTGGCCAACATATTGTGCCAAGCGGGTTTTTCCAATGCCAGGTGCCCCAGTGAGGATGATGACAACGGGCACCCGTCTGGGGGTGTCAAGCTTAATGGTGGATCTAATGTTGTTTGCCTGGGTTTCCAGTTCTGACACATAAGTGCGCACCAGGCCTGCTAGTGGGCTAGTACCGAACTTGTGGATAAGTTCAGTGCCCTCCTCGATCAATATGGTGAAACAATCAAGGAGGCCCTTGAGCTCATCAATGCCTGTCACCTCACGACTGGCAGCAAGTTCAATAAGGGCGGCACCACGTGCCATGTACATTTTTGCCAGTCTACGTCCTTCAGCCTCCTCATAGAGATCCTTCAACCAACGCACTCCGCGCGCTGCTGCTGTGATGGTGGTGATGCCCCCACAAATTTTAAGCACTTTTGTCCACATGCCGATGACGCCTGGGCACCCAGACATTTTTAGCAGAATCATTGCAGCCCCTGCCAGCACTGCTGCCCACCCCAAGTCTGTCGGGCCTTGAGCGGTGAACGTTGTTTTGACCAGTTCCACGACTTGTGACACAAAGTCTTTGCAAATGTCAAAGAAAGCTCCTATGCTTGACACAATAGCAACTGATGATTTGCGCAAGTCGTCAAACAAATTTGAGTACACTTCCACAAGTGCTGTCATGGTGGCCAGCCACCCTGAGACGGTGTACTTGTGTTGTTGAAGAATGATGGTCAAAGTGGTGGGTTTAAGTTTTTGCAACCAGGCGAGTTGTAAGTACTGCGGGTTAACACCCATTTCTTGTTGCACTGCCTGGCAAAACGCAATTAAGAAGTCCTTAATGGGTTCTGTTATGGCACTGATCTTAGTGCGCCATGCACTTGTCTTAACAAGGGGGCAGAAGTACGCTTTACCTTTCTTCACAACTTGACGCCACATGGTGTAAAAATAAGTTTTAGGTTGTGAAACAGCATCCTCATCAACCAATGGAAGTTCGTGAAACAGGTCGGCTCGCTCACGCTCGAATTGCCTACGTGCGTGCATCTCAGTGAGCGTGGCCTGCACTGGCACAACCTTGGTGATCTTGTTGATCAAGTCCTGTATAGTGGTCATTGTATACTTTTGACGCAATGCATGTCCTGGGGTGCGAGTTGCGTCAACAAGTTCCCCTTGCAACTTGGCCAGGTCTGCGAGGGACAAAGGGAACTGCTCGGTTTGGTCAACCCCGAACAGCTCCCGGAACAGTGTACCTTCTTGAACACTGTCAGGGGCCTTTGTACCAAACATGTCAAGGAGACCCTCCTCGACGAACGTATATCCGTCTGGGAGGGTCCTTGTGGCATGCTTGAGCCAGGCGTTCACACGCCTGGCAAAGTAGTGATGAAGTTCACTCAAGTTCTCGCAAAATGCTTCACGTGGCGCTACCCTGAGGTAGCACCGCTTGAAGACCTGCCACTCGAAAGTGGCATTGAGAACTATTGGCTTGAATGGCTTGGAAACCATCTAACCAATCAC